AGAAAAATACAACATAAAGAATGCTTATTTTGATCCAAAAATGCTTGAGTTCCAGTCTAAGTTTGGAATGGGCAAGAACCTTTTGTATGAACAGTTAGCATCACTGTCAGCAGCAGAGCAGCGTTTAAAAGTAGATTTGACCAAAGATCCAGAGTTACGTAAGACTTTGTTCTCACGTCCCGATGTCCGTGAGACGTATAACGCCATCACTGGTTTGCGCCAGACGCGCCTAGACCCGCGGGACTTGTCTCCTTATACACGTGTTGCAGAACCCGGCATGTTGGATGCTATTAAGGGTGTGTTTAAGCGTGCCGAGGGTGGCCCTGTTTATCGTGCAGAAGGCAGTCCAGAGACGGGTGAGTTGACGGCAGAAGAGATAGCTGCGGCAAGCACTCCTGCATTTATTGCACAGAAGTCTGGCATTGGTCGCAAAGAAGGCAACATCTCCAAAGCATTAAAGTCCGGAGATGCCTACATTGCTGCGGCTCAGGGTGTAACGGAGATGCCGTACAACTTTGCGGGTGCTCCTATGGATATAGCTATGTTGATTCGTCAGGCTTTGACGGGTCAGGCTCCTGCGGGACAAGTAGGCACAAGCGAATACATCAAGAAAATGGCCACGAAAATGGGCATTCGCCCTGCTCCTCCGACAGATCCAACATTGCGTGGTTTTTACAATGTTGCAGATATTGGATCTTCTGCAGTTAATCCGGCTAGTATCCCACGGGCCGCGGTAAAAACAGCGGGTAACGCATCAGAACTGTTGACTAATTTTAAAGCAGGCAGAGCCGAGAAGCCCGGAATGACCGACTTGATGACCGGTCAAAGATTTGAAGTGACACCACTAACGCCTCAACAACAGGCCGAGCAACAAACTGTTGAGGCACTGTTTGATAATCTTGCAGGTGCCAATCAACAACAGATTGCAGCAGACGTAGCGGCAGGAAGACTACCCGCGTATGTTGCGCCGCAACTAACTGCTGCAGAAATACAAGCGCAAAACATTGCTAGACTGCCGCAAGATGCGCAGGAGCAGTTACGCTTGTTTGAAGAAGCTGCGGCTCGTCCGCGTCCCGTTGCAATTAGGCGTCAAGGCCCTGCACCAGAGATAGTACAGCCACCGCCAACTACAGCGGTTGCAATTACACAACCTGCAACTAAATTGCCTCCGCCCCCACCTTTTGTGGCACCACCTGTAAGCGCAGAGTTTCCGTTTGTCGGGCGCTTAGATGAGTTTGCTGCGGGCATGAAAGGTCCTGCACAGAAGGAGCAGTTGATCAATCAGGTCAAGGGCAAGTTCCGTGAGCAGGATGTTGCGCGCCTTGAAGACGCATTAGCAGGATTGGGTCCTAAAGACAAGGTAACACCAGCTATGTTGCAACAAGCGTTGGCCAATACATATCCACCAAGCCGTTATCGTTCGGTGGAAATTACTGCAACAAATCCTATGTACCAAGACGTAGATAACGTTTTTTCTCAAGATAAACAGATAGCAGGATCAATGAACCTGTATTTAAAAGATAGCCCTGAGTCAGAGGCACTTTTTAATAATTATCTTGGAATTAAAACTGCGGCACAAAAAGCGTTTAGTAGCTACGACCCTAAAGATATTAATCTTGCTCTTGATTCTTTAAAGAACAATCCGTTATCGGCTACAGTGCCTGAAATAAATGTGTTGATAGACAGAGTAGAAGAGGCTTTGCCAACGATAACAAGATTTAGCAATATGCAAAAGGAGTTAGGTCAGATTGAAACTTTGTTTATATATCCGGTAATTTACAAAGAAAATGGATTTGATTTTTTCCCTGAAGCTCTTCGCCGTGCAAGGCTTACTGGAGAAGGTATGGATCCCGTTCTATATAACAGAACAAAATATGACATCTTAAAACAAGAAGAATCAAAGTTGATAGAGGAACTAATGCAAAAAGGTTCTGACAGGTTGGTTGCACTAGGCGGAGATCCTGTTGACGTAAAATCATTTGTGCAACGGCATGCAAACAAACCTAACTTATATCACGCGGGTGGAACAGACGATATAATAAAAGAACATTTAAGAAATAACGTAACACCCATTAATGATGGTATTGCTGCTGCTTTTAAAAGAGTTAAAGAAAACATTGCAGATGTTTATTCAAAAGTAGATGAAAAGTTACAACCATATACCGGTTACGCAGGCAGACATCGCGCAGTTACTGGGGGCGACAACATGCCCATTGGTTTTTCTCGGTTTACAGAACACACCGTTGACATAGATGGCCGGCAACTAAAGGGCCGTCACGTACATGAACTGCAGTCCGACCTTTCTAAAGACGTAAAAGAGCTAGGCCCTAAAGGCCGCTCGTTAGAAAAAGACCAAAAGGAATTAGATAATTTGTTGACTAAGGAAACAAAACTAGCTCAAGAGCAAACAGCGTTAGCTACGCAAATTAATGCCATGCCAGATAACGATCCACTGATAAATAAAACAGCACAGAATCTTTTAAGTGTAAACTCAGAAATTATAAAACTAGATCAACGCAAAAACGTACTAGAAACTCGAATATTAGGGCCTAAATCTACCGAGGCTCCATATGAAAGAGACATAACTAAACGTAAATCAAATTATGTTTTAGAAGAACCGTTTGCTAATTTTGAAGCTGCGCCTGCTGTGGAAATGCAACTGTTGATTAAAAATGCGATACAGTCTTCAATACGTGCTGGCCAAGACTTTGTAACATTCCCCGGCAAAGAGTCGAAACAAGCACAGTTGTACGAAAAACTTTTGCCTAACCTAAAGCAAGCCGTCAAAGATTTAGGCGGGGAAAAAGCGGGATTTGAGATTAAACCCATTACACTGCCAAATCCAACCGGAGATTCGCCGACTGTTTATGGTGTGATATGGTCACCAGAAACCGCCGCTAAAGCCATAGAAAAAGGCGTTCCATTCAACAAGGGTGGAATGGTTGAACGCAAAGCTGACGATAACCGCAGATACATGTAAGGAATAACATGCCTATTGAAAAGAACAACGACCTGCCTGCTGGCAACATAGATGTTGAAGTTGAGAGCATGGTGGTAGAGGACATGCCTGACATAGAGATCGTGCTTGATCCAGAAACCGGGAGCGTTGATGTAACGCTAGGTGCGGAAGACGATGAAGTGCCCTTTGGTGCAAATCTGGCCGAGGTCCTTGATTCGAGTGTCTTGCAGCAGATCAGTTCTGAGTTGTTGCCTTTGTTTGAGGCGGATCAGGGCTCGCGTAAGGATTGGGAAGAGCAGTATGGCAAGGGATTGAAGCTGCTTGGCTTTACCTTTGATGAGCGCACACGTCCTTTTAAGGGTGCTGCAGCTACGACGCATCCTTTGTTGACAGAAGCGATTGTGCAGTTCCAAGCGCAGGCGCTCAAGGAATTGATGCCCGCGGACGGGCCCGTGCGCACACGCGTACTGGGTAAAGAGACACGAGAGAAGTTGATGCAGGCGGACCGCGTGCGTGACTTCATGAATTACCAGATCACCTCGGTGATGGAAGAGTACACACCGGACTTTGACCAGTTGTTGTTTTATGTAGGTTATGGTGGCTCGGCGTTTAAGAAGGTGTACTACGACGAGGATCGTGACCGAATGGTGAGCAAGTTGATCTTGCCTGACAACTTGTATATTCCGTACAACGGATCGAGTGTGATGAGTGAGTGCCCGCGGATCACGCATGTGGTGCCGATGTCGGTAAATGATTATCGCAAAGCGGTGCTGCGTGGTCAGTACTTAGATACTGCAGAAGAGCGCAGCACGTCGGATGTTGGCAACAACATCATCCAGAAAGAAACAGACCGCATTACGAAGATCACGCCCAATACGGACGATGAGGAAATGGAGTTGCTGGAGTTCCAGATTGACTATGATCTGCAGGGTTTTGAGCACACGGATGAGGACGATGAGCCAACGGGCCTGCGCTTGCCGTACATCATTACGATAGACAGGACTTCTGGTTCAACAGTGGGTGTGCGTCGCAACTGGAATGAGAGTGACCAGTTGTTCCGCCGCAAGCAATACTACGTGCACTACATGTTGGTGCAGGGCTTGGGTGCGTATGGTTTGGGCTTCTTGCATTTAGTGGGTGGCTTAAGTCAAGCGGCAACTTCTGCATTGCGTCAGTTGTTAGATGCGGGAACGCTCGTGAATCTGCCGGCAGGTTTCAAGGCCAAGGGCGCGCGGATCATGAATGATGATGTGCCGTTGCAGCCGGGTGAGTTTAGAGACATTGATGCAGGCGGTGTGGAACTTAGCCAGACGCTGATGCCACTGCCATACAAGGAGCCAAGCCAGACATTGTTTGCGCTGCTTGGTTTCTGCGCAGATGCAGGCCGCAGGTTAGCCAGTGTCACGGACATGCAGGTGGGAGACAGCAATCAGAATGCAGCGGTAGGTACGACGATTGCGTTGTTGGAAAAGGGCGGACAAGTGATGTCTGCAATCCACAAGCGTTTGCATTACTCGCAGCGGATTGAGTTTAATTTGCTTGCCAAGGGATTTGGCGAGTATTTGCCTG